AATGCCGTGGCTCATGAGACAATGGTTTATGACCGCAAGGATCCCAAGAAGGGTAAGAACTATTCTCCTGTTGCTGGAAAGACAGGAGGCAAATCCCAGAGAACCAAGAACATCCGTTCAGCTACACCGAGAGGTTTTGCCAAGGCGGTGTTTTTGGCGAACGCCCAGTACAACTGGGTGAATACGGAAGAGTCCATACTGGGTGGCGTGCGTCATTATGGTAATGGCGTGATTGTTAAAGGTTACATTGATTAGAAAGGAGAAAGTTATGTTTATTGGAGCAAGATATAAGTTACAAGACAAAAAGGAACAAAGTTCTTTTACCACTCTTGGTTACAAGACTATTGAGATCCGGGAGCGTGTTTTATTTCGAACTAACATAAAGGACAACGAGCATGAGTCTTACGACTACATGCTCCATTGCCTTGTCGATGGAAATGACACGGCTGAAATACTAGAGGATGAGCTGTCGTCAGAAATAGTATCTGGCATTTACAAATATGATGGAGAAAAAATTTGAAAAATAAATACAAACAAGAAGATATTAATTTGCGTGTGCCTTGTCGCACTAACTTGAATAAAGTTCAACAAATAATGTCTGAGAAGCTAGGTCTTAAGTTAACTCTAAATCAAGTTGTTCAAAAACTTGTGAACAATTACTTGGAGGAAGTGAAATGAAAATATGTCAAGTATGTCATGGCAATGGATACCTGAGAAAGATTGTTTTAAAGCCTAGCCTTTGGTGTGCGGATCATAAAGACATTGATATTGAAACCATAGAAATTGAACAATGTAATCAATGTAAATCAGAGGGAGAAGTTCCTGATGCACAACTTTGAAAGACTGATAGATAATCTAACCAAGGCAAGAGACAATGCCAAGGATCCTGATTTCATAGCAATCTGGAATTATAAGTTACGTTTTTTACTAAAAAATCTGTTAAGGGAGAATTACAATGGGTAGTGAAATACTGATAGGTTTATTGATCGGAAGTTTTATTGTAGGTCTTTGTCAAGGAATGTAGTGGTGTTACGCATTCTTGATTTATTCTCAGGAATTGGTGGCTTCTCGAAAGGATTTGAAGCCACTGATTTCTTTGAGACAATATCATTTGTAGAAAACGAACCATACTGCCAAGCGGTGTTGAAACACCATTGGCCCGAAGTCCCGGTATTAGGAGATATAAAAAATGTCAAAGCCGAAGACCTCCCGACCCGACCCGATGTTATTTGCGGAGGATTCCCTTGCCAGCCATTCAGTCAAGCGGGAAGACAGCAAGCCCAAGACGACCCCCGCCATCTCTGGCCAGAAATGTTTAGGCTTATCAGGGAATGCCGGCCCACTTGGGTTGTTGGAGAAAATGTTGTTGGACTCATCCGATTGGGCTTGGACGAAGTACTCGCTGACTTGGAAAGCGAAGGTTACGCCACAAGGACGTTTAATATTCCAGCTTGCTCGGTCGGAGCCCCGCACCTCCGTCAAAGGTTATGGATTGTTGCACACTCCGACAGCGAAAGCGAACCAGATGGCTCCTTCGATGGCAACGCGGGACAACGGCAGTTGGGGTTCGAGTTTGTGGCCGACTCCAAGAGTTTCAATGGCAAATGGTCCATCAAGCAAGGAACTACGAGAGGGAAACCCGAAGAAAAGGTTAGAGACAGAAGTACAACTGTGGCCGACTCCAAGAGTAAGCGACACGGAGGGAGGGGTGGTAAAGAACGTGGAATTAAACAAGGGGTCGTTCTCTCGAAAAAATCAAAAGGGAGAACGGTGGGGCGTGAAGCTGAAGGATGCGGTGAGTCATACCGAGCAGAGCAGTGGTGGGAAGTTGAACCCAATGTGGGTCGCCTGGTTGATGGGCTACCCAACCGAATACCTCAACTCCGTGCCTTGGGAAACAGTATCATCCCCCAAATCGCGCAAAAAATCGGACAAGCAATAAAGGAGACATATGATGTATATTAAAGAAAAATTTGCTAGGATAGTTGATCAAATAGTTCTGGCTAGAGCTAGAGCTGGTCACCCAGATTTGAAAATGATGTGGGATCATAAGTTGAGAGTTTTACTCAAAGAAACATTGGGTAGCAGAGAGTGAGAAAAGTAAGTTGGTTTAGTTGTGGTGCAGCATCAGCAGTAGCAACAAAACTGTCGCGCCCTGATGTAATTGCCTACTGCGAAGTTGGCTCTGAGCATCACGATAACAAAAGATTTATGGATGATTGTTCTGTTTGGTTCGAGAAGGAAATTACGCTTCTAAACAATCCTAAGTTCAAAGACACTTGGGATGTTTGGGACAAGCGTAGATACATATCGGGAATCGGGGGTGCTCCTTGCACCATGGAGCTAAAGGTTGCTCCGAGACTTGCCTTTCAAAAACCTGACGATATTCACATATTTGGCTACACGGCAGATTCTGCGGATGTAAAACGAGCTAATGGTTTAACAGAAAACTGGCCTGAGTTAACGTGCGAGTTTCCCTTAATTGAACGTGGACTGACAAAAGCATCTTGCATGGCGATTGTTGAAGATACTGGGATAAAGTTGCCTGAGATTTACAGCTTTGGTTTTCCTAACGCTAATTGTGTGCCGTGTTGTAAGGCTACAAGTCCAGATTACTGGGCTATGGTTCGCAAGCACTTTCCTGATGAGTTTAACCGCATGAATGAGTTGAGCCGAGAACTAGGTGCTAGATTAGCAAGGGTCAATGGTGAGAGGGTTTTTATAGATGAGGTTCCAGCGGATCAGAAGTTAACAAAACCCATTGCGCCAGATTGCGATTTTCTGTGTGCTTTAGCGGAACAGGATTTAGACAGTGACTGAATCTTTTCCCATTTACAATCCCTTTTACTATCGACCTTTACCTGATGAGATTACAATCAGGCAAAGTGATATTGAGGGTCTTGGTATATTTGCTGTTGTTAATATACCAAAGAATACTGATCTTGGCACAACGCACATTAACGTGCCGATGTACAAAGGATTAATTCGAACACCCATTGGAGGCTTTTTAAATCATTCAGAAAAAGAAAATTGTTTTTTAGAACTGATTCATGATTGGGATGATTGTCAGATTTATAACCTAGTAACATCGCGTAATATAAAGAAGGGTGAGGAGCTAACGTTAGATTATGAAAAATAAAATCATAACTTTGTTATTTTTATTATCACTATTATTCCCGGCAAAAGCTGTCAGTGCAAACGAACAATATTGTTTAGCTGAAGCACTTTACTTTGAAGCTCGTAATCAGGGAATATTGGGTATGATAGCTGTAGGAGTAGTCATACAAAATAGAGTTGATCATCCTAATTATCCCGATACAGTGTGTGGAGTTGTACGACAAGGTAGGTATTGGAAACACATTCCTATAAAGAACCGTTGTCAGTTTAGTTATTGGTGTGATGGAAAGCCAGAACGTCCTAATGACAAGGATTCATGGAACTTAGCCCAAGGCATAGCTTTTAATCTGTTATTGAAAGAAATAGAAATTGTAGGTCTTGAAAAGGCAACACACTATCATGCTGACTGGGTTAGTCCTGATTGGTCTAAGATCCTCGAAAAACGTTTTAAGATTGGTCAACACATTTTTTATTCTAATTAAATTTGTTTTTTATAATTAGGTATTACATCTTTTTCTTCATGACAGAAAAAACTTATATCTTTAATTAACTTATCTTTTGGAATCATATTTAAACTCCATAGTCTTAAAGATATGATGTTTTCAAAAAAATATTTTTCACACTTTACAAAAGAGTTAAAAACCATGGGTCCTTCTTCTTTTGTCCCTACTTGGAGAAATAAAGATTTGTCAGGCTCAAACAAATGTATGACTAAAATTAAAGCATACTTAATCATATTCTTCTCCTTTTAATAGCATCTAATTCATATCCCATTGCACAAAGAAGACTTTCAATTTTGTATATTGAAGGCTCTACAATCTTACATCTTTCATAGTTCTCTATAGTGCTTGATCCAACACCAGATAAAGAAGAGAGCTGAGTTCTTGTGAGTCCAGCTTCCTTTCGGATATCTGTTAAGATAACAGACCAATGTTCTTTCTGTTTGATCATTTATCCTCATTAATTTTTAGTCATGTCAGAAATATCTAGATCTTCTAAAATATCTTGAAAATCAGCTTCTTCATCTCCCTCAAGTATACTCATTGTAGAAGTCATGAGCCTAGCAAGGACATTCATAGCTTTTTCAACACCCATTTCTTCAGCTCCCAGTTCAAGGGCAGCTCTAAAAAGAACTATTGTTTTTGCTTCCATATTCAAATCTGTAGTAGCCTTTGTAATGATCTTTATATGATCATAAAAATCATCCAACGGAGTATAATTTTTGTTCATTTCTTTTTCCTATTTTTTTCTACATCTGAAAATAATACTCTAAATTCTGCATCCGTGGGTGCTGTTTGTGCAATCTCCACTAAAAATGAAATCTGTTGAGCAGGAGATCTTTGATTTTTATCTGCAAGTTTCCATAATTTCTTCCAAGTAGGTATGGGAACAGCAACACTTTTATATCGTTTAATATCAGGCATATCTTTATCCTTTATTCAGGTAGTTTAAGTTTCCACATGATATACGGCTCATCACAGCCGTTCATGCATATTTGAGCCGGAATGGACTTGGAGTTGGAATCAAGTGGAGATTTTCCAACATAATGCCACTCGGCTCCTTGTTTTATTTGTTCTTTGACTTGGTTAAAAAATTCTTCGTTGTCTGCAATAAACATACTTGCAAAAGAAATAGTTAAAGCTGTAATTACTTCCATAGTAGTTCTCCTTTTATGTAAGCCAGTTTTTTAGTTCTTCACCCATAACAGTGGATGCTATATCCATCTTGTTACGAAGTGCCTTAACAATCTTCTCATCAATCGTTTTTTCTGAAATAAAATCAATATAATTCACATGATCTGTTTGACCAATTCTATGAGCCCTATCCTCTGATTGCATACGAACAGCCAAGTCAAAACTGTTTGCAAAATAAATAACATTTTTTGCAGAGGTTAACGTAATTCCGTAACCGCCAGTTTGCGGATTACCAACAAAGAACCTTGCGTCTCCGTTTTGGAATCGCTCAATCGCGTCACTACGCTCATCGTCTGTGGTGTCGCCAAAGTAAGATACCGTGGACCCTGGTCCATGTTCCTTGGTCAGTGCTTCAGTAATGCGCTTTACGTCATACCTGAACCGTGACCAGATAATTGCCTTGCCTTCGATCTCTTCGAGGCAGTCAAGTAGTTCGTTGAGTCTGTTATCTTTAATTTCTACAAACTCACCTTCATCAGATTTAACATGACCAGACAGAACCTGTTGCATCCTTAATAGTTGGGTCATGACATTGTTCGCGGTCATGAAATCATGATCATCTATGTGAGCCATGGCAAACTCTTTCAGCTCGGTATAAATTCTTTGCTGATCATCAGTGAGAGCAATGTTCCGTTGCGTATATATCTTGTCGGGTAAATCGAGACACTCATCCTTTGTGATTCGGCTAGAAAAGTTTTTTAATATTGAACTGAGCTGTTCTAAGTTTCGATAGCCTACAACACGATTGAAACTATGAGTGCCGATGTGTTGTTTTTTCATGATGCAATACCGATACTGAAACTGAAAAAAGTTATCTCCACAGTCCCCCAGTAACTTTTTATTTAAAAATCTACATTGACTCCAGAGATCCATAGGCGATTGAGTAACAGGAAAACCTGTTAAGATCCGCTTGTACTTTGCCAACTCACCAACTTTAATTAGAGCTTTAGTTCGACTTGCCTTGGGAGATTTGATTGCAGTGGACTCGTCCACCGCCAGTAAAGCTTCGGAAGATTGTAAAAGAGCTGTAAGGTACTTGCGACCTTTCGGAGATGAGAGTGCCTCAACATTCATAACAAGAATTCTAAGAACCTCTGAAGGCTCTAGAAGCTTCTCTAAAAGTTTACGCTCTGATTTATTTGCCCCAGACTTCCAGATAGCAACAGTTCGATCAATGTCATCAGGCATATGTGCGGGTATCTCTAGGTTCGCCCAGTTGCGATAGACACCTTTGGGAGCCACAACAATAAACGTATTGATCTTACCCATTTGAAAAAGCAAAGAGGCATTGTCTATGCAGACTTTTGATTTGCCTGTACCCATTTCCATAAGATAAGCCCAGTTGGTCTTGCTCCAGGATTCTCTTAAAACATCGTCCTGATGCTGGTAGGGTTTAGTTTTGTAGTGATAATTTATGTCCATCATGCGTGGTAAGATATACCATAACATACCACTTGACAAGCAAGTTTTAAGTCTTTATTAAAAAAGTCAGAAATGGAGAGAGAACTATGAGCGTATTTGTTACCCAAGAAAACCCTCGCGTCAATATAGTGGCGGCTTCAAAGTGGGGTGATCTTGAACCTTTAGCATCACCATTCGATCAGGTTCATATAAACCCGTCTCGAGTTGTGGCGCAACTTAGAAGAAAATTAAAAGGTTACAGTGACGATGACTGGTTATTGGCTATGGGTGACCCGGCCATAATCGGTATCGCTTTTGCTCTTGCCTCTTCTGTAAATCATGGCCGAATAAATATGCTGAAGTGGGATAAGATTGAAAAAATATACTACCCCGTAAAGGTAAATTTATTAGGTGGTGGAATTGAGAACTTAAACCCTGACGAGGAGATACGTTGATGAGTAAAAAAGAAGAACTTTGGGAGGCTATCGAAGCGGATGCTTCTAAATTTGATCAATTGACAACGGAAGGAGGATCTGAATTAAGCGAAATGATTCGGATTCTATCGGATGTAAATAAGTCAATAATAAAAGCAGAGGAATCCGTTAAGTCTTTAAAGAAAAGCCGAGACCGTTACGTACATGAATACATACCTGCAAAAATGGCAGAAATGAATTTAGATAAAGTAGAGGTTGAAGGCAATAAGGTATCGTTACAAACCTTTGTATCTGGCACTATGCCGAAAGATCCTATCGCAAAAAAAAACGCACTAGATCACCTTCGTGAGATTGGAGCAGGTGACTTCATTAAAAACGATGTAAGTGTATCGTTTGGAATTACTCAGGACAATGTTGCGAAAGACTTAGTTGCTGATCTTGAAAACAAAGGATACGAAACTTCGGCAAAGACTTGGGTAGAACCCATGACATTAAAAAAGTTGATACGTGAACGAGTAGAAGCGAACCAAGAAATAGATCTTGATATTTTTAATGCACACGTTGGAACAATAGCAAAGATTAAAGGAGAATAGAACGATGGCTAAAGCACCAAAAAAAGAGAACACATTACCAGCAGAACTTGCAAATGCATTCGAGGCTGATGCTGGAATGGGACTAGAAGATATAACAACAAGTGACATGCAGATGCCTTTTCTGCGAATCATACAGGCGTTAAGTCCACAACTTAAAAAGAATGACCCAGCTTTTATTGAAGGTGCGTCCCAGGGAGACGTATTTAATACTGTTACTAATAAAATCTGGGAAGCAGATAAGGGCGTAACAGTCTTGCCTGTGCATTTCATTATGAAACTTCTGGAGTTTGTACCGCGTCAGTCTGGAGGTGGATTTGTCGGAGAGTTACATCACAATAGTCCAGAAGTACGACAGGCAGTTCGTGACAAAGATTCAGGAATGGAATTGTTGCCAAATGGCAATGAACTTGTTAGGACGGCACAACACTATGTCAAAATTGTTCACGAAGATGGAAATCTGGAAAGTGCAATTGTAGACATGAAAAAAACACAAATTAAAGTGTCTCGGAAGTGGAATAGTTTGGCTCACATGCAGAAGCATAATGGGGCTACTTTACCAAGTTTTGCAAATACATACCAACTTAGCAGTGTAGAGGATGGCAACGACAAAGGTAGCTGGTACTCATGGTCTGTTAAAGTAGGTAGTCCTGTTCCGAGTATGGAAGCCTACTACGAGTGTAAGGAACTGCATACCAACATTAGAAAAGGAGAGTTGCAGATTTCTGTAGCTACTTCTGATCTGATGTTGGACGATCAGTCCTCTGACGAAGTGCCGTTCTAGGAAGGACTGCGGTCTCCCCGTCTGCACACGGGGGGACCACTTTTCTCATGGGGAGCGCATCAGAAAAATTCCTTCAATTATTTGAGGGCTACGGAAAGGCTCATGGACAAACGGCTGTTTTAGATCGTGCCAGACATGGTAAGACACAAGCCAAATATCAAATTGTCCATGAACCGTTGACCGTAAATCTTGTTCAAGATCATCTAGATGGAAAGATTGGAGTTGGATCCATTCCTATTGATGAGACGAGCAGATGTTCTTTTGGTGCGTTAGATATTGACGATTATAATTTAGATATACCAGCTTTACTAAAAAAGGTTCAAAGATTTAAATTACCTTTGGTTGTGTGCCGTTCTAAATCGGGTGGTGCTCATTTATTTTTGTTCTTGTCAGAAAAGGTTTCTGCTTCAGAAGTTAGAGACAGGCTTGCAGAGTTTGCATCTGTTCTTGGTTGGGGCAACTGTGAGATATTTCCAAAGCAAGAAGAAGTTCGCGCAGACAGAGGAGACATTGGCAACTTTATAAATTTACCTTATCAAAATTCAAAACACACAACACGATATGCTTTGGCAAAGGATGGTGACAACTTATCCTTGACCAAGTTTTTAAAATTAGCAGAGAAATTACGTATATCAGCTAAACAGTTAGCTTCCATACAGCTCGGTTCTAAAAGCAGTGTTCTTCCAGATGGACCTCCTTGTTGTCAGCAACTAACAGAATTTGGAATACCAGAGGGTGGTCGTAATATGACTCTTCTAAATATTGGTATATACTATAGAAAATGTTCTCCTAATGATTGGAAGGAACTACTGGAAAATCACAACATGGACTATTGCAATCCACCATTACCAGCGAGAGAAATAGTTTCTATTCAAGAACAGCTTGAAAAAAAAGATTATGCTTTTACGTGCAAGCAGGAACCCTTGCAAAGTCATTGCAATAAGTCCTTATGTCGTAGTCGTAAATTTGGAATAGGGTTTCACAACTCTCATCCTGTAGTAGGAGGGTTAACAGTTGTAGAGTCTGAACCTCCTGTTTGGTTTATTAATGTAGATGGAGCAAGGCTCGAACTGTCTACTAAACAGTTACAGATGCAGGTTGAGTTTCAGCGTGCTTGCATGGAACAGATGTATAAAATGCCAGCTAAGATGAAGGATAATGATTGGAGGGACCTGATAGACACTTTGTTAAATGATGCAACACGTATTTCAGTTCCTGATGAACTTACACACAGAGGACTGTTTATAGAATTAGTTGAGTCTTTTTGTACATCTAGAATCTCCGCTCATAGTCCAGAAGAGTTATTAACCGGGAAGCCTTGGACAGAAGAAGGTCTTACTTATTTTAAACTTAGTTCTTTGCAAGATTTTTTAAAAAGAAATGGATTTACGCATTATACTCGTGGTCAAATAACAGAACGTCTTAAAGAAATGAATGAGGGTGTTGAGGCGGACAAGACTTACAGATTTAAAGATAACCAAGATAGATGGAAATCGGTTAGAGTGTGGTTCGTGCCAGAAATGAATAGAGGAGAAGTAGATCTTCCAGAAGTTACGTTTGAACCAGAAGATCCACCATTTTAATGAATGAACGTTGGCTAGATTGTCCGTGGTGTGGAAAAGTCACCAGAACTTTATGGGAAGGTGACGATGAATTATGTTTGTCTTGTAAGAGAGTAGTAAATGCAAAGCGAAACGATACTGGGACCTCCAGGAACAGGAAAGACACAGACTAACTCCAATCGTGTCCGTGATTGTATTCAAGAGGGGATAGATCCTAATCGCATTGCGTGTGTTTCGTTTACACGTAAGGCGGCGGCAGAAAGTCGTGAACGTGTATCAAACGACTGGAACATTAACGAGCAAGATTTACCTTACTTTCAAACGTTGCATTCCATGGCGTACAGAGCAGGTGGATACAAGACAGATGACGTTATGTCGCCAAAGGATTTAAAGACTATCGGTATGGCTACTGGCGTATCTTTTGGAGTCAAAAATTCTAACACCGAAACAGATTTTGATAATCTAGGTGTATCCATGGGTGATAATTACATGAATTTGTATCATCTGTCTCGAAGTAAAAAATTACCGATTGAAGAAATGTATCGTATTACAGGAGATTACAATCTAAATTTTTCAGAACTAAATAGATTAGTTCGCGCTTATGAAGATTACAAGAACGCATATCACAAAATAGATTTTACAGACATGATAGAAAATTTTGTTGCATCAGATGTTTGTCCTGACATTGACGCACTATTTGTTGATGAGGCACAGGATCTGTCTACACTTCAATGGTCCATGGTCAATGTTCTTAGGAAAAACCCTCGCATACAGGTTTTCACCGGGGATGATGATCAGGCAATTATGAACTTTCAAGGAGCAGATGTTAAAGCTTTTCTAAATGCAACGGAGAAGAAGACAGTTCTAAATCAATCGTACCGTGTTCCTGAAGCGGTGTGGGATCAGGCACAGAGTATTGTTAATAGAATACACGGTAGAGCTCCTAAAGAATGGTTTCCGAAAGAACGTGCGGGAAGTGTCAGGTATCATCAAAGTTTATGGGACATACCGCTTGGAGAAGGAGAGTGGTGTCTTATGGCAAGAACTAATAGAATTGCTTCTTATTATGCTTCACAATTAAGGGATGAAGGATGGGTATATAGCCGTAATGGTCATCCTAGTATTCCAATTAAAACGTATGAAGCTATTATGGATTGGGAAACCTGGTCCAAGGGTACTTCCATATCTCCTTCCAAGATTAGAAATATCTATACCTTCATGAAAGTGGGTAAGGGTTTTCAAAGAGGTTATGGTCCAAGGTCTAAAACACTTTTGATTATGGATGAAGAGGGTGTTTACAACATGTCTTATGCCAAAGACAATTTAGGATTGTTAGTTGATGGATCGATTAGATGGCACAGAGCCCTTGAAAAAATAGATTTAGAAACTAAAAACTACATTCTTAATGCCCTGAGAAGGGGAGATAACGTTAAAAGTCCTCGTATAAAAGTAAGTACTATACATTCTATGAAAGGTGGAGAATCAGACAATGTTATAGTCATTCCTGATATTTCTTATGCGGCTCATAAGGAGTATCAAAAAAATCCCTCTATAGAGCATAGAGTTTTTTATGTTGCCGTTACAAGAGCCAAGCAAGCTCTTCACGTGCTTTATCCAACAACCAATAGGAATTATGTGATATGAAACCAGAAGAAATACTAAACAAAGCTGCATCATTAGTTAGCGGAGATCGTGCCAAGCAACATGGAGATTATACCCAGCAACATAAAAGAGTAGCAGATTTATGGAGTGCTTATTTAAAAACACCTATAAGCGCACAAGAAGTAGCTTTCTGCATGGTTTTGTTAAAAATATCCAGAGATGAACTAGGATCTCCTAATATGGATGATGGAGTGGATGCATCTGCATACACTTCCATATGGGCAGCATTGTCTCAAAAAGATGCGTGAAGATTTATTTGACGAAAAAGTTTGGTCTCCTCCAGAGCATTTGCCAGATTTATCTGGTGAAAAGCTTATGTGCATTGACGTAGAAACAAAAGATCCAAAGATAAAAGATCTGGGTCCAGGGTGGGTTAGACAAGATGGAAAGCTTATAGGAATTGCTGTTGCTGTTTCTGGATGGAGTTCCTATCTTCCTATTGGTCATGAGGGAGGAGGAAACATGGCTAAGAGCCTTGTTCTTGGATGGCTTCAAGACCAGCTTAACCATGGCATGTCCGTTGTATTTCATAATGCTCAATATGACTTGGGTTGGTTGTTATCAGAAGGAATAGAGGTCAAAGGAAATATTCTTGACACTATGGTTGCTGCACCAATTCTCGATGAGAATAGATTTAGTTACTCTCTTAACTCATTGGGTGCGACATATCTGGGGCAAAGAAAAAAAGAAGAAGATTTAAAACGTGCGGCAGATCAACATGGTGTAAATGCAAAAGCAGAAATGTGGAAGCTTCCAGCCGAAAGAGTTGCCTTATATGCAGAAGGAGATGCAGAACTAACATTAAAACTATGGGACGTTCTTCATAACAAACTAAAAGAAGACAATTGTCAGGACATTTTAGAAATGGAGTTGTCTTTATTACCTCTTGTATTTGAAATGAGAAAACGTGGGGTTCGAGTAGACTTGGACAAAGCAGAGAAAACAAAAGCCTATCTTCTGTCTAAAGAGAAATCAATTTTAAAAGAACTATATGATGAAACGGGCGTTCACATTGAACCATGGAACGCTAAAAGCCTTGCTTCTGCCTTTGAAAATCTTAACTTATCTTATGAAAGAACACCTAAGTCAGATGCTCCAAGCTTTACAAAACACTTTTTGAAAACTCACGAACATCCGATTGCTAAAAAAATTCTGGAAGTTCGAGAGTATAATAAGGCAAATACAACCTTTGTGGATACGATTCTTAATCATCAGCACAATGGTCGCATCCATTGTCAGTTTAATCAGTTGCGCTCAGATGAAGGTGGAACTGTGTCTGGACGCTTCTCGTCAAGCCATCCTAATTTACAGCAAGTTCCCTCTCGGCATCCAGAAATCAAAGAACTTATTAGGGGTTTATTTCTGCCAGAAGAAGGATGCAAATGGGGAAGTTTTGATTACAGCTCCCAAGAACCCAGGTGGCTGATGCACTATGCCTCGATTGCTCCTGCAACTAAAGATAATGACAGGGTAAAAGAGATCGTGCATGAGTATCAAAAGTCAGATGTAGACTTTCATCAGATCATGGCAGACATAGCTGATGTAGATAGATACCAAGCAAAAATTATAAATCTTGGAACCATGTATGGTATGGGAGTTGGTAAGTTAGCATCTACTTTAGGAGATATACCTTTTGAAGAAGCCAAAGCAATACGAAATGAATATGATGAAAAGGTTCCTTTTATTCGTGCCCTAGCATCCTCTGTAATGGATGCGGCTTCTAAACGTTGTGAGGTTAGAACTTTGTTAGGACGTAAATGTCGTTTTCCAATGCGTGAACCCAAAGGTTTTTCAATTAAGTCAAAAACATTAATCCATGCAGAAAAGCTAGAGGAGCAATGGAAGGAAATCATAGATACCCCGTTAGAAGAGAGACCAGATGATTGGCACAAAAAAAATCCACAAAACTATCAGGTTGCTTTTGTGTACAAGGCTCTTAACCGATTAATACAAGCATCAGCGGCAGATCAAACTAAAAAAGCTATGCAGAACTGTATTGGCAATGGTCATTGGCCCATGCTTACTGTTCACGATGAACTTTGTTTTTCTATAGAGAGTGATAAACAAGTTGTTGAAATTAAAGATATTATGGAGAACTGCGTACCAAAAATGAAGATACCTTCTAAGATAGATGTAGGACTAGGAGAGAATTGGGGGTTAGCTAAATAGTAGAACCATCATAATCGTTTTCAGCAAAACCTCCGTATCCACCAAGGTCATCATCACTATCCACATCAGAGCTTACTTCAGCACCTTGTGCGGGATCTCCTGTACGGCCAGCTCCCGTACTAAATATTCCAGAACCTTGTGCGGGATCTCCTGGGAAACCTGCAAGATCCATATTATAATTACCAAAAGCTGCATTAAACATATCGTCTCTAACTTTACCCATTATACCTTCATTGTGTATATTTAAAATATTTTGACTTCGTTCTTGTAGTGATGGTGTGAATGGAATCATAGAAGAAAGAAAATCTAAAAAGCCAAGCTGGTTCTTTTTTGGAACTCCGTAGTCGTCAAGTTGTTTGTTTAATTGAGAAAAGTCTAAAGCATTAAAAACACCTTGACCAAGAATACCAGTTACAGGATTAATCTTACCAAGTGCGGATGCTACTTTAAGTCCTGCTTGTCCAATATTTAATGGATTTGGATTTTCTAAAGTATCTGTTAACTTATTTACAAAAGGAGCTATAACCTTATCCTCTACATTTCCTGTTAAATTCATTATTCCTCTCGTAAAAGCATTATCAGGAAGTGGATATTCATTTACTGTATCAAAAGGTTCTTTTTTATCAAATCTTATACTGTCTATAGCATTTATAGTTGCTTGAATAATAGGATCATTAATACCAATTTCTTGTAAACTTTGTGAGTCAGGAACTAAAGAATTAAATACTTGACGTTGAGTTTGAGTTTGAGGAGGAGGAGACTGCAACTCCTCATAAGAAACTGGATCGTTACTTATTTGACCAGATCTTCTCAATAACGCTTCTGAAATAGTATTAGCCATTAGAAAGGAACTCCATTAATCTAAAAATTAATTGTGTAACCTAACCGTGCATTATAGTTGTTAGGTTGTTCTTCGTTAAATAATCTTTGCCCAGAAAATGAAAGAATACCTGGCCCAACAGGAGCCTCTACAGATCCTGAAACCATACGATCAGACCTGTTTGGTTCAAAATACTGAAATCTAGCTCTGGGAGCGTTGTCTTCAAACATACCTCTTAGAATTTGACCTTCTCCTCCTATTCCTCTTAATATGTTTGTATTGACAATGTTTTCTTTAAAAGGAGTAGTAACTTCCTGTTTCGATTGACCATAAGAAACATTAACCTTTTCTGGTCTTAAAACTCTTTCCATAAACTTAGGCAACACCTTTCTAGGTAAATGGGCCGCTATCCCAACATTATATGAAGACTCATCTATTTTTAAATTTTCTACAGGAGTTCCTCTTTCTTGCATAAACTTTATAAATTCTGAAGGCATTCCTAAAGCTTCAGGAGTTCTTTCAGAAGAACCTGAAAAATAATTTCCTGAAAAAGTAAGAGGTCCTACAGGCAAACCCTCTCCTGGAGTTCGAATGTCAAATCGGGACTCTTTAGTGCCATCTTGATTTAAAGAAGAGAAACCTCCTATTCTTTCAGCCATTAGAAAGGAACTCCCTGACAGCAATCACCGTCCGTGATTGATTTACAATTAACGCACTGATAGTGTCCATGGACAAAGATCTTTGATTCACGGCACCCACAACTAGGACAACGATTCCCAAGTTCGTCCATCAAACCGCTTTGAATCTTTTCTGTTTCTGTCTTCAACATAACTACAATGCACCCATCCTGAGTCTGGCACATCCTTCTTATAAAATTCTAATATCAACTGGTCATAATCTAAATTATCTTTTACCCACATTGCAAGTTCAAGATTAGGAACACCAGGTATTTCAAAATCAACAGCTTGACCTTGTATATGCTGTGATTTACTGGAAGATCCAATTTCCGTGTTTAAAGGTAAAGAACGGAAACCACTCGAAGGTGTAAACGGTATACCGTAATGAACCCTAACGGGTTCCAGTATGTTCTCGCATACCCTTTTTAAATTTTCTATTTCTCTTTCGTTAGGTTCGTTTTTAATACCCTTACGAACTGCTGTCTCGGATCTAGTCAGTTCTTTTAAAGAGAAGTGTGTTGAAAGTCTTATCATTGTATCCCCATTAATTTTTTAATTTCTTCATTACGCAACATTTCTTGAGGTTTTTGTTGTTTAAAGATACTAGGCACACCTCCTTGAAGGTTTTTTCTTGTTGGATCAAATAAATTAGGACTAATTATAGGTGTTCTAGTAAATACACGTTCAGGATCAGCTAAACTTTCTTTAGCTGCTCTACTAAATTGAATATTTTCTTGTTCTACAGCTTTCCGTCCTTCACCTCCTATCTCTGCTAAAATTCCGCTTCCAGCCAAAAGAGATGCTTCAGAGGCAAAAATAGACCCTAGTCGGTTAAGATTGTAAATATATTTTCCTTGAGATTTAACAGAATTTAAATCAGGCAAATTAGCTCCTAATTTAATAGCCTCTTCATATTCTTTTTTTCTTAATCTTGGAGAAGTAAGAAGTTTTAGAACACTATTATTTCTCATAAATCTAGATAGACCTACGATAGTAGCCAAACTGGTCCCAGCAGTTATAAGAGATCCTTTCACGGCAAGAGCTATTAAAGCTATAGCCGCAGGAGCAGCAGCAATACCACCAAAACCTTTAATTGGAATATCTGAAACTTTAATAGCATCGTCAGATAACTTATTAAGATTAGATACTACGTCATCTCCAAGTATAGTGCTAAGAGCTCCATTTTTGTTTTGTTTTAATATTACGTCTTTTAATGCTCTTCCCCATTCACCTCCTTGAATAGTAGCCTCATTGAAACCTGGTTTAGCAAGGGAACCACGGATAAGGTTATTCATAACCATATCTTTTACGCCACCTGCTTTTTCTAACTCATCAATTCCAACAACAGTTTTTAATCTATTATAAGAATTAGGGTTGTCTAACAACCCAGATACTAACTTAGAAGGTGTATCTATCCTACCTGATCTGATAGAAGATAAAACAGCATCTTTAGACTCTAAAGTTGCTCTTTCTGTAATTTCTTTTAAAGTGTTTACTTGAGCTTTTAAAGATTGATTTGTTAAAGTAGGCAACGCTTCAAAAAGTTGAGCCGCTGTATTTTCGTCAAGAGAATTTACTTGAAACGCTTCCATAGCCTCTCTCATAGATTGAGCGTTGGCTTTTCCAAATAGTGTGTTCTGAAGATCATCTCCTAAAGACGTAAACTTTGAAGCAAAATCAGAAGGATTAAATTTTTTTAAACTATCTGTGGCTGAACTTTTAGTTTTAGCTATCCAAGTTTTAGCTAAAGAATTTCTAACAGACTCTCTCATTAATTGAGGATTAATTCCTGATTCAGCTAGTTGAGATAAATTATCTAACTCTTTAAGATAAGCTTTTTTCTGAGATACTCTAAAAACATCTTCTGCAGGAAGATCATCCATAAAACCTCTGATTTTAGGTATTATACCGTCTAAACCAGAACCTGCTACAAGTTCTTCCGCTGCAGTAAATTTATCTGCTTCTACTAATTGTTTAACATTATTTATTAAATTGTTTGCACCAGGAGAAGCTAGTTTTTGAGTCATATTTTTTGTTGGGGTTACAGCGTTTAAATACATTGCTAATTTAGGAGCGTTACCTGGTTGGACAATTGAATTTAACACATCAATATTACTAGTAAAAAATTTGTCTTTTGCTTGTTTAAGAATAGTATTTACAGCCGTATTATTAAAAGTTTCTTGTCCTTCTCTAAAAAATTTATTTGATTTAGACCACTCATCTAGACCTTTTCTAAGATCTGCTAATTCAGTTGGTCCCATGTCAACTTTATAATACTGTCCCCCTATCTTATTTCCAGCAGAGTCAACAGCTCCCACAGGATGCTTTAAAGTTTGAAAACCATCAACGGATGCTTTAGCTAATTCAATTTGTTTTGCATCCATTAATTCATCGACAGAATTAATGACTCTTCCAATTCCTCCTTGAGCAGCACTAGAAACAAGATCAGTATCTCCTCGAGCTGATCTAAGAGCAGATCTTAACTGTTGTAATTCTCCAATTCCCATTCCCCCTTCTGAAGCTCTTTTTTTAATTGTATCGAATAAAGCACCACCATATTGAACAAAAGGATTATCTTTAGCTAAATTATCAATTGTGTCAACTATGGGTTTAATATCAAATATTGCTTTACCACCAATAGTTTTTTCAGCAACATCATATAAATTATTAGCCTCTGTTTTAAATAACGTAGCGGCAAGTTGAAGATTGTCGGTAAATAACTCTGGCACTTTTTTAGAGGGGACAAATCTTGCTTCATATTCAGCAAGTTCTTTTTTTACAATGTCATTAAGATGTTTTTGTGATAGTTTAAAAGCTTTATCTGGATCAGCCAACTCCGAAGCAATATTTCTTGCTATAGCAGAGTTATTGTCAGCTAACATTTTTAAAGCTTGTTCTTCGCTTAATATTCCTTTATCTAATTTTTTTAAAGTATCTTGCACATAGCCAAAATTAGCTCTACCAACATTAGGATTAGGAGCTATTTTTTCATTTACAGCTAAAGTTCTAGCCGCCAAAGATTTGCCCGTAGCAGCTTGTATCGTAGGTTTTGCACCTTCTGATATTAATCTAGAAAAATCAGCAGAAGCTTCCTCTCTTGCAGCTTGTTTTGCCGTAACACCTGGTTCAAAAAAAGAACTTTTAAATTTTCCTGACTCTTCTAATTCTTTTAATCTTGCTGCTGAAATTTCAGGTCCTGGACCTTTAATTAAGCGACCTATTCCTTTAGCTAGTAAACGTCCTCCTCCTTCAAAAAGAGCATTTGAAACAGCACTTGTTGCAATCATACCTGCAACTTCGCCAGCAGATTGACGATTTAATCCTTGTGAATATTCAATAAGTTCATCAACAGCTTTTGTAGCTCCAGCCGCCGCTCCTACTATAAGCATTCCAGGAATTATTCCAACTCCTGTAGATGCTAAACTAGCACCTATTGCCGTAGCAACTTCAGGACCAGCCTCTCCTCCAAAATCTATAAGGTCATTAAAAGTAAAACCTGGTTCATCTAGGTAAATTCTACCCGTATCAGAAAACCCATATCTTTCTCGTATTTCAGGACTTACTTTTGATTGATCAATTACAAAAGTGTCTTGAGAAACTCTTTCGGTAGTTCCTTCTCCTAATAATTGATTTAAAAGATTTTGTTTTTCTTCATCATTGTCCATTCGAGCAACTTGAAAACGAAGTTTTGCACTTTGTGCTTCTCCAACAGGTTCAGGAAGAGTTTCTTGTTCCATTGTCTCTGATTGACCTATTATGTCATAGTTAAAACCTTGTCCAGATGAATCTGGGTAAGCTTGTTTTATTTTATCTAATTCATCGGATGTAGGAACATCCCCGCTGATACGAACTCTTTTTAAGCCATTAGGTGTTTTTATACTAATTACACTCATTTCTACAGACCTTGCGTCAAATCTAAATCTACAACATCAATTTTTCTTTTTGCTTGATTAGCCTTTACTTCATCTTTCATTTCAGAAAGTCGTTCTTTAGAAACACTCTGTAATATTTGGCTGGTCTGTTCATCAGTAATTCTACCATACTTAATCATAGCCTGTTGCATCTCACTATCTCCTAGTTCGATGTACCTATTGATTACACCCGTAATTTCTTTTAATGCAGCTTTTATTTGTTCAGGACTTGTTAGTAAATTACTATCAAACCCTGTAATATACATTACACCGTCCTCTAAGCTTGCTTCATAGCCTAAAGATTTAGCCACTCGGACTCTATCTGTATCGGATATAGTCCTTCCACTCTCCCCTAGTATAAAGGGAGCAATTTCCGCCAAAACAAGTCTAGCATTTACATCAAATACACCACCTGCTGATAACTTTTCATTATCTAATAGTGCATCTGCAAATTTTTTAGCATATTTAAGATTTCCTAAACCTCTTAGGCTATCACCAATTCGCCCTCTCAAACCTTTTACACCTGTAAGTTTTCCAGATCTAGCTGCATCGTATAAAACATTAAGTTTGTCACCGAGTCTTTCAAATTTCTTACGATAGTCCCTATACTTTAAAAATATAGAAGACCATTGTTGGTCACTCATGAAGGGGTCAGTAATATTTCTTGATAAACCTAACGCTGTCGGAAGATAATAATCTGCTTTTATTCCAGCCTCTGATCCAAATTTAAAAAGTTCAGTCTTTTCTGTTTTAAGAAGCTTGTTAATTTCTGTAGGTGATAAACCTTTAAGGCCAGACGCTGGCGTAGTACTGGCAAGAAGATCACCTATTTCAAAAGAAGGTTTTCCAACTTCAAATATAGGTATGCCCATTCCTTGAAGACGTTGTGCCTCTCCTTTTGATATATTCATTTTTGTGTTAAAAGGTATATTAACGACACTATTTTCTGGAGCTTTAGGATCAAAACTTTTTCCTGGAAGAGTAGTATTTCTAACCACCATGTAATTTCCAGTTACTCTATCTTCTCTTTCTTTAGCTATTCTATCAGCCTCACTAGCTTTAAATAGATCAATAGAAATACCTCTCTTCTGAGCTTCTAAATCTTTAATATCTTTTCTTCTTTCACCTTCTCTAGATAATTTTGTTTCAATAGCAAGTTTAGCAATCGTCATATTTCTAGCATCTTGTTTTTCTTTTTGTTTATTTTTAAAATTAAGTAAAGCGGGCATACTTTGAGTAAGACCTGAACTTATATTTTTAAGAGGATTTTCGCTAGTACCTCCAGCTATAGAAGCACCTAACATTGCTATTAATAACCCCTCCATTTGAGGATCTTCTTTTGTTTCAGGCAACAAATCTTCAATTTCATTTTTAAATTTATTAACATCAAATTTTTCACCCTTAAGAGATTTAAAAGCATCTGAAAAAATAGAATCTATACTATTATTAACAACATCTTTGGGAGCTGTTTTAGTAGATTTATCTGGATTTTGTTTTAGCCAATCGCTTAAGTTAAAAGTATTATCTTTTTTAATACTCGAATCATCTCCAAGATCTACATTTTCTTGTTTTACTAATTCATCATCAGTATTCATTCCAACTTGAGTAACATCACCTCCAAGATTTTCAGCATCTATGTCTCTTCTTGACCTAAAAGATGGTGTTCCTGTCAAATCTAAAGTAGAAGGAACCGATATATCAGCATCTATGTCTCTTCTTGACCTAAAAGATGGTGTTCCTGTCAAATCTGTAGAAAGAGGCTGTTCTGTAGAAGGAGGCTGTGCACCACTTTCTTCTCTTTCTTGCGGTTGCGTCCTAAAAGCTCCTGAGTCAATCATTTTATTAAATCTTTCAACAGAAGATTTAAAATTAGGAAGAAAGGACATATCCGTAGGCGGAGGAGCTGTTTCAATAACAGTTTCGGCTACGGTAGGTTGCGTTCTAAAAGCTCCTGAATCAATCATTTTATTAAATCTTTCAACAGAAGATTTAAAATCAGGAAGAAAGGACATATCCATATCAGGAGCTTGACCCAAACTAATAGCACCACCGCCACGCTGAAAACGTGCAATACCACCTTGGGCCATGGGCATTGCACCGCCCGTCATTGGTGCAAGGATCTCCTGAGAAACAGCGTCTATCAACGGTTCTGAAGAGGCTAATATTCCCGAAGGTTCTTTTTTCATAGGAGTGCTTATAGGTAGCATACCACCACCCGCAAACATTTTACGTTCCGCTAAAACAGACCTAACTGGTGATCTTCTTCTCATGTTTATGATCCAAACAATCCACCTAATGGGTTTTCTAAAGCTTTATTTATACCAAGAGCACCAATACCTAATCCTATAGCCTGTGATAAAGGACTTGGCTGTGGTGCTGTACCCACAGCTAATGTAGATGCAGAAGAACCTATCTGAGGCTTGAATATATCACTCATAAAACCAATACGCTGAAACGGTTCATAAGCCTGTTGAAGCTGTGTTTGTCTGGCAGCATCAAGCTGTCTTTGTGCTTGAGTCTGACCTAGAGCTCCTAATTGTGATTCAAGTTGCGCTTGTTGCGACAAAAGATTTGCACCTGCACTACCTAAGTTAGCTTGAGCTGTACCTAATCCAGCAATACCGCCTCCCAAACGAACAGCTTCTGTTCCTCGAGCAGATCCTAAACCACCTAGCAATTGAGAAACTCCTTGTTGCCTACGCTGTTGATTTTCAAAGGCAGTCTGGGCAGCATTTTGTGCCTGATTGTAATTACGACTTAAATCTTCAAAAATTCTACGGCTTTGTATATCTGCTAGGTTTCTTCCTAATTCAGCTTCCTGAAGAGCAAAACGACTTCCACGTGTGGGACTTACCTGATCAGCTCTGTCTCTTAAAGCCCTACGCTGTATTTCTGCTTGTCGATTCATTTCTGCAAGAGCATTTTGTGTAACAGCTTGCTGATACGGATCCATAAAAGAAGCAATGCCCGTTGGGTCAAAAGTCTGTGCTGTTCCAGCCGCTTGAGTTGCAGCATCTGTGAACAGTTGATCAACACCTGACCCTACATTTTGCAGAGTGCTTAATCCTGTGCCAATAGTTCCTCTAGCATCTGTTATATAATCTTGAAAGGAACCGATACCCCCAGCCGTTGCCATGGCCTGTTGCGTTAAAGGATCAAGAGAAGCTACTTGAACAGCGGGTATGTCTACAGGTGTTTCTCCACGAGCAAAACTTGACTCCAATAGTTTCTTTTGAAACTCTTCCAGAAAAGGAGCTTGGCGTACAATTTGTTCTGTTACAGTGTCAGCCATTATGCTGTTCCTTTCTCAAACCTATTCATCATATCATACATTCTTGCGGCTCCTAAGTCTCTATCTCCATTTCCAGCATTTCTCACTGCTTTTGCTGTCATTACAAATTCACCATCAGAAAGCATTGCAGGAATACTATCCGAAGTACCTGTTCCTGGTCCTACGATTTCTCCTCCACCCGCTACCTCTGTTATGTTAGATAGAGGATTCGCATTAAACATACTTGCTAATTGAGAAGCACTGTAAGAAGGTGTGCCATACCAAACATTTTTTAATGATTGTGCGGCAGGAGAACTCTTATCCTGTATACCTTTCCATTGTTCATAAGCTCTTCTTTTTGGACTATCTGGTAACCTCTCAAGCTGTTCTGCTACACTTAATTCATCAGGAGTTAAAGCATCTGCAGCTAAATAGGCTCCTATACCAAGAGCTCCTGCTCCAGCTAAACTTGCAGGTGTTCCTGTTAATTTATCCCCTGTTATAAAACTGCCAAAACGCTCTAACAAACCTTTTTCAGTTGCTTCTTTAGTTGCTTCTTGAGCTTTCTTTAATGATGGAATAGATGAAGTAGATGGTGCTATTTTTTCATAAGCTAGTGTTGATCCACCTCCTCTTGTTGGTTCTAAAGGTGTAGATAATCTTTGAGATTCTAGCGTGGGATAGAAAGGTGTAGAGAATCTTTGAGATTCTAGCGTGGGATAGAAAGGTTTTCTAACTTGAAGACGACTAAGGTTTTCAGCAGACATCCCTCCTGTAGGAGGAAATAATCTAGAACCAAGATTATCAGTAGCACCACCAGAACCACCAGAACCAATCAAAGTACCGCCAGAACTACCACTAATAATACCACCTGATGAACCTATGGGAGTAGAACCAAATAATGCAGGACCAAAGATGCCCTGTGCCAACGGATTTGAAGGGCCAGAAGAAGCAAGATTACTTAACGCAGTAAAAGGTTCTGTAAAACCTTTACTAAGACCACCTAGAAAAGTGCCTGTAGGACTCCTTGCACCCGAAACTCCTTGACCAAGAGCTCCGAGACCATAACTAAGAGCCATGGATTTAAGAACGTCTGATGCAGAACCACCTGTTAAAGAAGTGGTTAATCCTGATGCAATAATGCCACCAATACCAGGAGCAATCGCATTACCTATGAATGGAGCCGCAACAGGTAAAATCTTTTTAGCAACCTTTTTAACGGCTTTAAATATTTTTTTAAAGAAAAACTCAGGCTGACCTGTTATAGGATTGATTGAATTAAGTTGATTGCCCACCACATAACGATCTGGGTTTTTAATACCCATTGTTATCATTTGTTTAAACAAATCCTCTTTTAAACCCGGATTTGCATCTAATACTTCTTTGGGTACAACAGTTTCACCTTCTGCAGCGTGAACCATATAGTTATCACCATAACGGCCTAAAGTAGCTAAACCATTAGCTAAAACTTGTGCATTAGGTTCACCTGAAAACTTGGGAGAAGTATCTGTCATCATAGTTAAGAAATCTCCAAAACGCTGGCGAAGGCATTAATCTTCGAAGCTGTATCACAGTTTAATTTCAGCGTATCACCAGACTCTAAAACAAAAGGTCCGGAGAGAGACGTATCAGCATCTGCGGCAATACTAGCTTTTTCTAATATAGCAGTTGCCGATGCAGAACTATCAGTTATCTTAGGAAATACCACAATAGTTCCAGAATGACTATTATAAAGATTTAAGTTCTTAATCAAAGCTGTTGTTGCTGTCGGACAAGTATAAATTGTGACATCTCCTGTCGATCCAACTACTGTTGCTACATTTTTATAGATATTAGCCATTATTCCATAAACCAAGTTAAACTATTATTGTCATCTTGACTCGTAATTTGTTCTGGAAACTCTATTTTTGTTAATGCCATCTCTAAATCTCTTAAAATCCTTACAAAAGTAACTGAATCATACTCTGAAGGAGCTAAAGGCATTGATTGTTCTAAAAGTTTTACCATTAACGTCTGCCATCTGGACGAATATTTAGGCGTAAATCACCCAATGTCCATGTTAAATCTGTTACATTACTTTCAATTCTAACAACAGCTTGTCTTGATCTGCTACGAATAAACGATTGTTGAGTTGTTGAAGTAATTTCGTTAGTTGAGGTTGTTGAAAGACTGTCTCCTGGAAAGTTTCTTGTCTTTAAAATATAATTGACAGAAGCAGTTGAATCTGAACTTGTAATATCAATATCGGGTATGAGACGATCTACAAACATAAACTGTTCTCCATCTCCAAGATCAAAATCAGAAGACTCAATAAAAGAAGTCATTGCTGATCCGTCATCATTGTTACCGCTTTCATGAACATACACAAAATTTGTACCGCTTGAGTTTTGTCCACAGGCTCTAGGATTATCATGTAGACCATAGTCAACCCAAGCAGTTCGAGATAAAGTTCCCAAATCCCAAGTATTTTCTGTAAAGTTATACTTTACATAGCGATCTATCTCTAATGAACTAGCACTGGGATAAAACCAAAAAACCTCATCGAACATTTTATTAGAAGCGGCAAAACATTTAAAGTTTTGTTCAAGATTTATGTCATCAAAAACATATCTCAAAAGAGTGCATGGAATTGTTTGAACGCTACCTGTATAAGCGTAAAAGTTTTCACGATCAATCCAGAATACTTTATCTCCAACAGTTGTTGCTGCATTTGGTCCTAATATGGAAACGTTATTTGCAACCATATTCAGAGAAAATACATTTTCCCCTCCTACATGAGCTAAAGAATGAAGAGATGTATCTGTCCAAATTAAAACTTCCTGACGAGTTTTTTGTGCCGTTATAATTTCAGAACCAGATGAAACGTGTAAATCTCCCGCATTTCCTGTAACAGTAGGGGTCCAATCAAAAATATTGTCATTGACAGTATTAGACCAGCGAACAAGTAACATGTCCTGATCGGATCCTCCTAAAGGATTACAAGCAAAACAAAGAACATGCTGTTTTGGTCCAACCATTATTCTTCTTGTTATAGTAGGAGCATCAGAAGCACCAGATTGAGAAGCAAGGCTGGAAGCACGATTACCCACACCTAATGTTTGATCCCAAAAATAAGGTGTTCCATCAAAGGCATTAAATAATAAATCTTCTTCATAATTATCTTGTGACCACAAACGAATATTAGATCCAACTTCTGCTGAAGTAGAAGAAGCATCTCCCCATCCAATAAAGTCATTTGCCTCTTTAACAACTACTCCGTCACTATGAGATACGGCTGTAGTTCCTCGAACTCCTCTAACAACTCCTGCATCAATCGTATTAGATGATTTGCCTGTATACTGAATTAATTCATCATCAATTAATATGAGACCAACAAAAGTAACCGTATCACCGCTAGATGAACTAGCGGCGGTGGTCCCATCATCTCCTCTTATTATATCACCAAATATATTGTTAACATTACTTCCATATCGAATGTTCTCACTACCTATTTTAATGGTGCCTTTACTAGGAAAACCTGAAGAATCCGCAACAGGTATTGTAGTATCAGATGCTGTTCGATTAGAAGATGTTGTTGTGCTTGCTGTTTCGAAGTTTGAAGCACTTGTTAAAGTAAAAGAAGTATCAGAATTACTAATTCCACCAGAATCATTTAAGGTAGTCTGAGAATACCCTGTAGAATATCCTGACCAAGAACCTGCACCCCAACCATTTCCTGCTATAACAGTTTCAAGACCTGTGTTTATCTGATAAACAGCTACCACAGAAGAACCACCACCCGCAGTGCTACCTGAAGAAGCTGATCCTGTTGTAGATATGGTATAAGAATCAGAATTAATAAGAGTTATCTGATGTTCAGCATTTATTAAAGATGAATTTATGCCATCTGTTGTAGTGGCACCGCTAAGAGTCACAAAATCTCCGTTAACAGCTCCATGTGATGGAGCAGAAACTGTAATTACACCACTACCCGCAGAACCTGTCGTAAGAGGATTTGATCCTAATGCAGTTGTTGCTCTAATAGGAGTTATATCGTTATATCCACCACCTTGTTCTATATAAAATTTAAACTGAGTGCCTAAACCCATAAATTTAGCACCCGCAAAAGAAGACCACACATGAAGAGATCTTCCTACCCCTTCAATAAGATTACTGCTAAGACGAACCCACCCGCCTAACTTTTCAGGTCGTCCTTTTCTAAAGCGAATTAAATTTGAATTAAACCAGCCATTTTCAGAGGCATAACTAGTAGTTTCTCTATTAACGCCTGGTCTAAAGTTTATTTTAGCTAATGGCATTTACCTACCCATTCTAGATTAACGTTTGCATCTAGCTTGGCTCAGTAGGCCATGTTATGGTCCCCTGAACACTTGTATCATCATATTTTGAAGGCAGATCCCTGAGTTCCTGACGATAGGTTTTCCAGTTGTCAGGTAAAGACAAATCACTGCAAGCTCTCCAATCGCAATCTGCTAATTTTTGATCTCTTTGAGTCCGAAGTGAGACCCAAGCCCTAGTGTGCGCTTCATCGTTATACGATTTTATCTCCGCGTCACGAGCGGCTTGTTCTGCATCTGTTAATTCAATTTCGACACCATTTACAACTTTTTTATCATTTGCCATTTGATTACCTATGCCGCTTTTAATCTATAAAAATAAACGTTACCTGTTGCAATATTAGCAGAAGCAAAAAATATTTTTACCGCTGTATTCGCCTCTGCCGTTGATCTAAAGCCAACAAAATTTTGTTCAATCATAGTACCACTATGGTCTTTTCCACCAACGTTTCCATACAATATAGTTCGTTCACTTGTAGCAGGATTTAAGATATGAAGATCACAAAATATTTGTTCTCCAGTTGTAGTTCCTCCTCCCTGACCGATCACTCGAAACTGACTAGCAGATGTAGATGTTTCTTTTGTAAGATTTGTTCCTAAAAATCCACCAACTATGTACTGATAACCAGATGTTGCATAACTTGGTCCAGAAGTACCTACTTGTACGTAAAGGTCCTGATTATTGCTTGCTGGAACCAAATTACTTGCAATGAGACGATAATGGTAACCTGATTCCATTGTTTCTAAAGATACAAGAGAAGTTCCACTACAAGTCGTTGCGCTTAAAAGTTCGTAGCCACTTCCACCACTAGCAGCCGCCCATTTTAAACCAGATGCTTCAGAAGAATCTGCTGTCAATACAGTATCATTGCTACCTACTGCTAATTCAACAGGATCTGTTGCACCATCTCCCGCAACTATACTGCCCTTTGCTAAAGCAGACATTGCCGTAACTGCACTCGTCCCGGACCCTAAAAGTATGCCACCATCCGTAAGGCTGCTGGCTCCAGTCCCTCCGTCAGCAACAGGCACATCTGTACCACCCGCACGATATATTAAATTTCCTTCTATGGAAAGATTACCTGATGATGATCTTGCCAGAGTTGTATCTGAAGCGTGCCCTATTTCAAGAGCATTAGTTGATACATCACCAACAACATTAACATTTGTTGTGCCAGTAGGTATTTCCAATACATCTTCGTCAGCATCATTCTTTATGGTAACATCATTTGTTGATCCCTGACCTGTAAGGATCAAACCTTCAGCAGCCGTATATCCCATTGCTGCATTATCACCAGCAGAAGTATCTCCATCTGCATTAACAGTAGATGCAGTAACATCTCCAACTATGTCAACGTTAGTTCCACCTGTTGCAATTGTAATTACGTCTGCATCAGCATCATTCTTAATAGTTACATCATTTGTGCTTCCTTGACCTGTAAGGATCAAACCTTCAGAGGCTGTGTGACCGATAGAGGCATCATCTCCTGCAGCAGTATCTCCAGTTACATTAACCGTTCCAGCAGATGTAATATCTCCAGAAGCAGTTAAAGTAGCTAACTGTAAATTGGAAATAGCATCTACAACAGCAGCACCAGATCCCGCACCATCCATATAAACAATAGCAGATTTACCATTTGCAATTGTTATATTTGCTCCAGATCCTTGAGATACAATTACTGAATAAGGACCACTTGATCCTGAGTCCGTAGTTGAATTTATCATAATAAAATATGCAGAGGTGGTGTTAGGTGCTACCGTTACAGTGTTATTAGCACCAAGAGCTCCTGTAAATTGTATTACGCGGAACATTCCATCTTGAAGGTTTTCTGTTCCTGAATCAGGAGAAGCTTCTCGAACAGTCAAAGTATGAGTTGATCCAGAAAGACCAACTGCTTTAAAAGAAGCTATTCTATCAAGAATATCAAAGTTGTGATTAGTTGTAGTTCCCCAAGCTCCTGACTGATCTCCAGAGCCAATCTTTTCTATGCCAAAACTTGTTGTATATGATGATGCCATAATTTTATTCCTATGCCGCTATTTTAACCCAGTTTGGTGTTTGTGAATCATCAATAGAACTATAATTTGGTGTTTGTGAATCATCAATAGAACTCCAAACTAAAGCATTGCTAACTTTTCCTTCTGCTGAAACCCCTGTAACAGTAAAAGATGTATTTACTTGTGTGCTTCCAATAGCACTTGATGCTGAAACTCCACTTGGCGAAAGAATAGAGTTTGTAATAATAGTAGACGATCCGATTGCACTTGCTGTTGAAACTCCACTTGGAGTGACCGTAACAGGAACATTAACCGTAGTAGAACCAACTGCACTGGCGGCTGAAACTCCAGTAACACTCACTGTAATAGGAAGAGTTACAACAGCAGACCCAATCGCACTGGTGGCTGAAACTCCAGTAACAGCAAGAGGGATGGGACTGTTCCAAGCCCCTTCATTCCAAGATCCTCTATTCCAACCAGTAAGAGACGACATTACGCAATCCTAATTATCGCATTGTTTGCATCATTAGCAGGATACTGAATAGTAAAGTCTCCTGCACTTGAAGATTTATCTCCCCCAAAATTAATTACAGCAACCGCAGGATCTGCAGCATGATTTGTAGTTGCTCCAGTTCCTGCACTCGAAAGAGTTGAATTGTATATTAAGGCCCCTCTAGCATCAGATATAGTAGATGATGAAAAAGTTGTATCAGCAAAATCTACAAAAGCAGTAGGGACAGAACTGCTATTATCTGAAAGTCCAATGGTAACACTGCTAAGAGCCGCTCCTCCAGCAGAATAATTTGTTCCTGATACTTCATTACTGGTTGTATATCCTGTAGTATCAGCATCAATAGATGAACTGTTTGTAAACATGGCAATTTTAAAAGTATCCGCTGATATTGAACTAGAACCTGTTCTGGTAGCTGTAGTCAAACGATGTATACCAGCCAATATTTCTCTTTTAAAAGTACCGCACATTGCAGAAGAACCAACGGCCATTACAACCTCCTTATAATCTCTGCCATATCTTCATGGCCTTGTTGTCTCATAAGAGCCCATATAGTAGTTCTTTCGCTCTGGGCCATTCTATTCATATAGAAAATAAGTATTTCCTTCAACTTATCTCTATGTGCTATCGCTTGATCCCGTATAACAGGAGGAGCATCTTTAGATACTACCATAATTTTATTCATAGCCATTTCTGCCATTTCCTCTGGAGAATGACCTCTATTGTTACTTGTAAATACAAAAGGATCTGGAATACTAGTGTGACTTTCACCGTCAAACATTAAGCAACATCCCTTCTAACTCTATCATACCTATACTGATCTCTAGTTTGAAGACCTTCACCAAGATTTTTCAACCATTGAAGTGATTCTTGGAACCTAGCATTATAAAGTTGAAGCAAATCAGCCTCTCCTTTCATAAAGGTATACGCCTCTACTAAACTACCGTATAGAAGAGCAAGTTCCGCATTATCCCCCAAATAACTTGTTCCATCTCCACTGGCAGTAATAGAAGTAGGTCTGTAAAAATAATGAAGCTCCATCGTGTAGTTTGAGTCAGGAGTAGGAGCTAATAAAAAAGTGTCGTTATCCCAATCTGCATAAAACCTGGGAGTTCCTGTTGTAGCTGGATTAGGTGTAAAATCTTGTAAAGCCGTAACATTTTTATACAAAAGAAACTCTTTGCTAGAAGAATTAATTACACTCAAAGAATTTTGAGCTAGAAAATCAGTTGGTTTAGATAAATACTGATTTCCAGATGTAGCAGAACCTTGAACATTTTTTCTAAATACATCTAATTGACATTCTTTAAGAATACGTTCTTCTGCATTTAAAATAAAACGAGGTAACTGATTAACAAAAGTCGTTTCCGTATTTTGTGTATAATCTTGGATAGCTGTTTTTAAAGTTGTAAATGTATACGCCATATCATGCACTCACTGTTACAGGACCTACAGAAGAAAATCCACCGCCACCTTTTATATTTCCTGTTGTGGCAGTTCCGCTTCCAGAAGTAAAAGTATAACTGTTATCATCTACCTTAGTAATAGAGAAGCCAGAAGAATTTTCTAAAGCAGATTCTGTAAAGCCATCGAAAGCCTCTACTTTTCTGAATCTCACTGTATCTCCTGTTACTCTACCATGATTTATTTCTGTAACGGTAATAATTGCAGAACCACTAGATCCAGATTTAAACGAATTAAACGGTAACAAAACTTCAACAGCGGGTTCTGTTCGAGCTGGTCTGCTTAATTTTAAAGCTTGAGGATCTGCTAAAACTTTTCGAGGCTCTAATTGTGGTTGTTTAGCTTCATACTCATCTTTACCAACTAAACTACCATTCCACTCTAAAATCATGTTGTTTAACTTGTACGCTCTGCCAGATCTGTCTGATATTCCTAAAGCATATTTTCCAGAAGCATATCTAGGCATTTTAAATACTCAGCGAAGAATAACTAGGAACCAACCGCAACGCGGTTCTTTCTCCGTCCTCTGAAGCGGCTCTTTGAAATTCTTCTTCGTAAATATCTTTTAAAAGACCTATCCTTTGAGGTGCTTTTTTAACAGATATATAATACGCTAACCCAGCTACTAAACAGGGCAAAAATCTAAATGGTAAATCAGCAGTGTTAACACCAGCATCCGCATCCTGAATGCGTCTAATTCTGTAATAGATTAATTGATCTGTTGAGTTTTCAGGAGTAGGCCAAAGAGTAACAGTAGGTGTTATTTGTCGATCTACATAAAATTGAGAAGGTCTAGCCTGAGTTGTTTTTTCAGGAGTGCTAAGATAATCTCCTCTATTTATTCTAGTTATAGATATATCTGTACCACTTCTCCTAATGACAGCTTCAAGCATGTCTACCGTAGCTTGAACATCTGATAAACTAGGGTTTGCACTAATTGTAGTAGTCGCAGAACTACTAGAACCTGTTATGTTTTCCCCTGCTGTAAAATTTCCAGAAGGTACAGTTATTCTAATTGTCGTAGAACTAGGCTTATCAATAACAGATGCTGTAACACCACTAGTAGCTCCTGTAATAGTCTCGCCCACACTTAAATTAGTTGAAGCTCCTACAGTAGCTGTTATGTATCCAATTGGATAAGTATCAATAGAGGAAGAGGAAGATAATCGAGCTAAAGGTTGAGTAACCTGTTCCACCGTCCACAAATTAAGACCTCTATTTGCCCACTCTGCAAATAAAAGATTTAAAGATCTTCTAGAGGTGGCGGCATCATAGCCTGTTCTAAACTCTAGGCCACACCTTTCAAAAGCCTCTTCTGTAACTTCGGCCATGTCTAGGTTAAAATCTACCGAACCAGAAGTTGCCATAATTAAATCCTATCCAAAAAGAGCCAAACGAATACCAACAGCAAGCTGTCCCAATATTAAAATACCTACCCCCCAGAGAATTTTAGTAATTAAATCCAATGACTTTTGAAGATGAAATAAGTCATTAGATTTTATAGTTTCTATTCTTTCAGAAAGAACTTTCAATTCTCCTTGTATCTTGACGAGTTCTAACTCGTTTTTTCTGTCAAGATTTTTAGCCATTTTTTTAATATTGTTTCAAACAGTGAAGGACTATTGAATAGGTATCTCCACTGCTGTGTCCTACGGTAGTTAATTGGATGTCTCCTGTATTACCGCCTGATGCTGCAACATTTGGAAGACCACTCATATCAGAATATTCTAATGTATCAGAGTAATCTGCCGGAAGTTCTGCTGCAATAACATCTGTAGTAGCATCCCAGAGAAGTTTTACACCCATACCAACATTGGTAAAAACAATTTTTTTAATTCTAACACCTGTGCAAGCTGTTCCGTCTTGCAAAGAAGAAAGTTCCGAAACATCCACTTTTGTTACAGCAGACTCTCCTGTTCCATCACTAGTGTTTGTAAGATAAAAAATAGCCTTTTTAGGACCATCTTCAACTGTAGTAGCCGTTACAGCATCAGCCATTGTTATCTCCTTTTAAAAGAAGGGGGATGAATCTCCCCGCTTCAATTTATGCAACTTGTACGTATTCAATGATAAACGTAAAAGAACCTTGTGTTGTAGCATCTACCGTGTTTGTAATATTACAAAAGATAGTTCTTTCCGCTGATGTGTACTGAACAGAAGCAGGTGCAGTAGTTGCATCCTGTGTCTGTAAAACAAGATCCGTAGTTGTCACGTTACCTATTACAACTGTGGTTCCACCATCTAATATTTCATCTGTCTGTGCCGCAACAATCTGAGCACCAGAACTAGAGGTTCCAACTTCGTAGCCAATATCACCAGTTCCAATAACAGGAGCTGTAACACAGAATATTTTAATGTCAGTAATAATTGTGTTTGCAGGTTGAGTGAACTCACCAATGTTATCGCTATCACCAGCCGTGGTGTTAACGGTAACACCAGTAGCAAAGCCAACATGTTTTACAAATTTATTAGTTACTATTCCTGTTGATGCAACATCAAAAGTGTTTGTAGCGGCCCCTGTTGTAGCATTAACGTTAATTACTTCAAATCCGTTTTCAGAGCGAACGGGACCTGTAAAAGTTGTATTTGTCATATTACTTCCTCCTTACGAGAGTAACCCTAGAGTCTTCGTAAGCGTCTGCTGGGACAGTCGCTAGGGCTTTTATTCCCAGAAAATAGGGGGAGAGATAACTCTCCCCCATTGCTTTATGCGCCTTTAGATCCATACACACAACGAGGATCAGAGAAACCGAAGCTATAACGCTCACGGGCTTTGAACCTTACGTTGCCAGTATCGAAATCGCCTTCCATCTTTGTGGACATAGGCATACGCTCAAAATGAACGAAGCCACGAGGAGCATCCGTCTTAATGAAGAACGCATCTGTGTCCGTCAAATAATGGTTAACAACATAACCCTGCGGAAGCATACCCATGTTACGTATTGCATTAACATCGTTGTCCGCAGAACCTGGACGAAGAGTGGACTCAAGAAGACGATCCGCAACAAATTGAAGACTTGGTGGGACAATCAGTTTTAATCCACGAACCGATACTTTAAGACCACGCTCATCAACAAAAGCTGAAATGTCAATAAGAGCATTCTCAAGACTGGTTTCGTTTAGGTCAGCATCAGTGCTGGGTTCATTACGAAGCGTACCGTTATTTACAAGTGGATGGTCTGTAGCACAAAGCTCTTTTCCATCACCTCCTGTAAAGTTGCTATCAAAAGCATTGTTTAGTACTGCAGCAGCTTTCACTTGTTTAGTGTTAGACATGCTACGAGCCAAAGCTTTTGTGTAGCGAGAAGCAAGACGGTCATAAAGATTATCTTCAATTGCTTCCTCTGTAATAGAAAAGGCAAGTGATATAGTCTCATGCGTATACCGTGCTGTGTACGCTTCTTGTGCATCATCAAAAGAAACTGCGGAACCTTCCTGTTTAACGGGTGCTGACCCAAAACCAGAAAGCATCACTTCTTCTTCAAAGGCACGCTCTGAAGACTCAGTGTCATATATTTCCGTAGATTCATCTTCATACCGGGCATACTCAAGGCCGAAAAGGGCGTTGAGACCTGGCTCTAGCTCTTTAGCTAGTTGGGCTCTACTAATAGCCATTTTCTAATCCTCCTATACGCCAGTGGTTGACGGAGTACCAGCTACGATAGCACCGTTGTTACTGTTAAAGTGATTGTTTAAGCGTACGACCATGCCAATGCCAGCGGCTGCAAAATCAGCGTTCTCAGGATCGTCTACCCAACCCATAATCCGCATATGAAGAGCGGCTGTTGTAGCGATAGTACTCACAGCCAAACGGCCAAGAGAAACGCCAGTAGAATCCGTTCCTGTTGTAGCGGTTGAGAAATTAGCATTTGCAAAAACTGCAGCACGAGCTCCAGCTTCATTGGTTAAAGAAGCATCCGTTGCAATTACATAAAGTTGCATTGGATCATCATTAACAAACGCTTTTACGGGGTGATTACTATCAGCCCCAGACCCCGGCCAGGACCTACTGAACACGGGTTTTCCAGTGGTACTAGAAACATATTCGCATCCTTGAAATACACCAAGCAAACCAACTGTTCCACCTGCAGCCGCACCCACAACGTCAATAAATCCCGTTGAAAGGGGAATGACAGGTGTTCCTGAGTAAATTTTATTGGTATTGCCATTAGCAATTTCATAGAAAGGATAGTTATTAGTACCAGTGGAGTTAGCGGCACTGCCCTGTTTAATTAGAGGGCGTAGACCAAAGCTTCCATTACTGTTAGCCATTTTCTATCTCCTAGTCCTCTTTTTGAGGACCTCCAAAAGTTACACGAGACTGCCTTTCAGGATTACTGATAGGCATTGCTGGATGTTGTTCACGAGCTAACTCATTATCAACAGCAGCCATTTGATTGTTGGTCATGTCACGAAAATATTTGTCACGTTGCTCAACAACCTCAATCGGAATCCTTGCAAGTAAAAGACCACCTACACCTATAACACCAGCATGTTTACCGTCATCAATAGTTGGGGCTTCAAAATCAGGGTATTCATCACCACGAACCAGTTCCCATCCCTCTCGAGATCTTGCTGATACGTTTTTACGGTCATCAAAACCCATCACGTTAGCCCTAATCCACCGATGCTTGTATCCTTCTGGAGCTGGCGGTGCGTCCAACATGGACGGTGGCTTCCAAGGTTCATTGCGTGCTTGCCTTGCACGAGTTTGATTGGCTCTTGGCGTTCTCGTAGACTTTTGGCGAGTTGTGTTCTCAGTATTCATGATTAATCCCTCACATATTTAGCATATTCTTCAAGTGGTACATTTAACCTCTTTGCAATAGCAACTTGAGAAGGTGTTAATCGCACAGTTTTTCGTCCACTTCTATTGCGGGATGCAGAAGACTCGGCTGACGCAACCTTACGGCTTCCCCCGTTATTTTTAGACTTAACATCAAACTTCTGAGGAAATTCAGATCTAAGTCTTTTGTCCA